TTTCTTTTTGATCTAGTTCGTCTGCTTGAGGAAGTTCGAAAGTTTCTAATTTACCGTCATTGGCATTTTTATTTGCCAATTCCATTAGGTCCATTATTTTTTCAATGTCTTGGTTTTTCATAAGATTTTAGTTTTTAATTTTAATAAGCTAAAGTTTCTAATTTACGGATTTTTGTTTGAGCAATTTGATAATCGTATTCTGCCCAAGAATATTGCATTTGGCTTTTTGCATGCATCATTTTAATTCTGGCATTTTCTAGATCTTTAGTAAATGTTTTAATTTTTTCTAACATTTCATTAACTGAAAATTTTGATTTGATTTCTGCTAATGTCATTAAGTTGATCGATTTCATAAATTTATATTTTTAAGTTTTTATTATCTAATTGATTTCTCAATTGATGAAAGCATTATGCACCATAGCTTTTTAATTGTACACATTTATTTTACGTATTTTAAAATTTATTTTCGTATGCAGCAATTTTAAGTTGTTCTGCACTAGACTTAATTCTTGCCGTGTATTGTATACCAAAGCCTGAACCACATTCTAAGTTGAATTTATCAACAAGATCTTTATTTGGATGATCAGAAGATTTGACTAAATTGTAGTTCTCATAAAGATCTTTGCAAAGATCATCATATTGAGCGTCAGAAATTAGTCCTTCATTTTGTTCATAATAAAGGTAAGAAAAGATCAGATAATAACTGATCTTCCTATTGATGGACATTGGCTTAAAGTCTATTTGCATAAAATTTTATGTTTTGAGTCTCTTATTATAATTTCATTATTTTCTAAACAAACAGATAATAAAACTTTTATGTCGCATTCTTTATCAACAAAATAAATATTTCTTTTATATCCTTTTTGTAAAATGTCTTTTGCTCTTTTTATGTCTGATTCTGTTTCTTCAAAATAAAGATATGATGTTCTTTGATGAGGTCTCATTGTTAATTTCATAAATAAAATTACTAAAGTTGTTGCCACATACTAAAACTTAATTTATTTAATGTAAACTATTATTTTAGTATTCGTTAATTCTTGTTTACAAATAAGAAATTAGGTTTTACAGTTAACCTCCATTTTATCAACTTTAACTTAAAATTAACAATGGCAAAAGAAGAATTAATGAGTCTTGAAGAGATTCAAAAGCAATTGCAGGACAAGCGCCTGTATGTTGTTGCACGAGCGACTAAATTATCATATCCTACAGTCAAGAAATTAGCTGATGGTAAGCCTGAGAATTATACTTACAACACTATTTCTAAAGTGACTAAGTACCTGAAGCCGACCAAATAAAAGTACTAGATTAGTTGTGATAAATTCAAAATATAAAGTGTAATCATTATGGTTAAAAACACAATAATAGAGCAGTATCTTCTTGCAGGCGTCCGCCTTATGCCTTTAAATAAGAAGATTCCTAGAGAAGGTTGGAGAACTACTGTTTTCTCAGATGAACAAATCTATTCTCATAAAGATAATATTGGCTGGCAAATATCTCACAAAGATTTAATTGTCGATATCGATCCTAGAAATGGAGGCGATAAAAGTTTCATTAAATTATCAAAAGATCTTAACTTAGATCTTACACCAACAGTTGTTACCCCTAGATCTGGCAATCATATTTATTTGAAAATACCAGAACAATATCGGAATTTTAATTTCAAAAAAACATTAAAAGAATATCCAGGAATTGACTTCTTAACCGAAGGCTGTTATTGTTTAATTGTATCATGCAAAACTGACAAAGGAACTTATGAATGGGCAGATGATTTATTCGGTAAATTTGAACAACACGAAGCTCCTAAAGCATTACTGGATCTAATATCGTACGAGAAACAAGATCAATCAAATTTAGGTGATTTTGAAGGATTAATTGGTGGTAATTCAAGTGGTTGGCCTGAACATAAGGTCTTAGAAATGTTGTCACGCTTAGATGCATCAATGGGAAATGATGAATGGGTCAAGGTTGGTATGGCTTTGCATGATTGGGACCCTGTTAAAGGTTTAGAATTATGGGAAGACTGGTCTAAACAAGGTGACAATTATCAAGAAGGTGAAACTGAAGTGAGATGGAGAAGCTTTGAAGTCAACGGAGGTGTGACTCTAGGAACTATTTCTTACATGGTAAAAGGTGTAATTTATGACGAAACAACAATAAAAGTTGCTAAGTTCTTAGAAAAAATAAAATTCGCCGATGAAAAAACTTTAGAATTCGAAATTTTTCCTAAAATTAAAAAAGAAAATTTCAGCAAAATCAATATTGAAAAGCTTGCAAAAGCAACACAAGATAGATTCAAAGAGATTGCAAATGTCAAAATACCAATTGCAAATGCAAGACAATTAATCAACGGAGTTGAAGTAGTTTCAGGAAATTTCATTGAAGATGGTGAAGTTCCTGAATGGTGTAAAGATTGGGTTTATGTAAATAGTCACGCAGCCTTTGCAAGTCTAGGTTCATTAAAACTTTTTAAAACAGAATCATTCAATATTAAAAATGGAAAATACGTACCAGACTCCGGAAACGGATCAAAACAATCGGCGGCCAGGTTTGTTGCTGATAAAGGCTTCATTGATACTGTGGATGCAATGGCATATCTTCCTAATTGTGAAGATTCGATTTGTCAAATTGAAGATTTTAAAGTTCTCAATTCTTTCAACAGTAAAACAGTTCCTGAAGCCGCTTCAGAGTATACAGAAGAAGGATTGGCGGCAATAGAATTAGTCAAGAAACATGTCAAATTTATTTGCACAACTGACAAACATGCCGACATTTTTCTTCAATGGTTGGCACATTGTGTACAATTTCCAGGTAAGCAAATTCTTTGGTCTCCTGTAATTCAGTCAATCCAGGGTGTTGGTAAATCATTTTTTGGTGAGTTATTAAGATCTTGTTTAGGTGACAGAAATGTTGGAACGGTTAGTCCTACACAGGTTGTTTCAGACTTTAATGGTTGGGCAACGAATGTTAGTGTGAATGTTCTTGAAGAGTTGAGAGTCAAAGGTCATAATAGATATGATGCAGTCAATAGTTTAAAGCCTTTAGTCACTGATAGAATGATTCAGATTAACGATAAAGGCGTTAAACAATACATGACTTACAACACTACAAATTACATTTGCTTTACGAATTATAAAGATGCAATTCCGTTAGATCAAGATGATCGTAGATGGTGGGTAATCTTTGTTCCTATTGAATCATTAGAAGAAATGCCTAACTATGTTGGTGAGTCAGTTTCCTCGTATTTTCCTAAGTTATTTGGAGCAGTTAGAAAGTATGGGCCAGAAATCAGAAAATGGTTGTTAGAGTATAAGTTAACAGATGAATTTTTGAGCATCAAACAAGCACCTATGACTGACTATAAATTAGGAATGATTGCGACTGAAGAAGCGGGTTTTGAGGGTCTAACTGAGATTAAAGAATTGATTAAAAAAGGATCAGATTATTTCAATGAAAATGTAATTTGTTCAAATGATTTATTCGATGCTTTAATGTTTGAACATCCTGAATTAGAAATTATAGGTAGAACTCGACATGTAATTTTGAAGAAATTGGGATATACTGCGCTTCCAACCCCTGTAAAAATTGATGGAAAAGCGAGAAGAGTTTGGGCGAAAAAAATAATTGATAACGAAAAAGTGAGAAAATTATTAGAATTATGAAGTAAGGCAAGTCGCACAAGTCCGACATTATCTACTTGTGCGACTTGATCTTTAGAAAAAGACCTAAATTCCTTAAAATCATGTCGGGCAAGTCGCACAAGTCCGACATTATCTACTTGTGCGACTTGATCTTTAGAAAAAGACCTAAATTCCTTAAAATCATGTCGGGCAAGTCGCACAAGTCGGACATTATCTACTTGTGCGACTTGATCTTTAGATACGGTTACAATATAGGATACGATTTTTTAGGAAATCGTATCCTTTTTTTATTTTTCGTCTGAAGTGTTGATTCTATTACTTCTTTTTATTATATTTATTATATATAGTTACAGGTTACAGATAAAAATAATAAATTAATATTATATAAAATAAGAAATATATAAAAAGAGAATAATAAAAATAGAAATATTACATTTGTATAGAAGAGAATAGAGATTTAGATGTGTAACCGTGTCCTTTTTCGACCTGGAGTTTGCCCAGCATTAGTTTAGATGAGGTTTTGGTAGTGTTTTATGTGAAACCTTTTCACTGTAACTCGAGCCGAAGCGTTAAAAATAATTGCTTTAAACTAAAATGTTTACTTTTGGGCATTAGGAAACTACAATTGGAGTTATTCGATCAACAAAAAATTTATTCGATCACAATGGCAAATGAAAAAAATCTAATTCCTATCAGAACCAAGAGTGAAGCAAGAAAAATAGGAAGTATGGGCGGCATAAAATCAGGTGAGGTAAGACGAGAAAAACGAGACCTGAAGCAGTGTTTCGAGATCGGCCTAGAGTTCCTTACTAAAAAGACTTCTGATGAACTGAAGAGCGCAGGAGACGAGAAACAAGCCGAGATAGTTGCTAAGATCGGAGTTGCTGCTTATTCGATGTTAAAAATTGCAGTTTCTAAAAGGGCTAATGAACAAACTAAGCTTAATGCATGGGAAGCAATTTGTGATCGGATGGAAGGAAAACCTGTCAACAAAAGTATCATTGATGCTAATGTTAAAACCGACATGACTTCACTTTCAGATGAGGAACGAGATATTATCAAAAAGCACATCGAAAAAGAAGCTAAAACCATGAACTCAAAAAAATAATGTCTGTTGATCTTTACTCCAGAAAAACATTAAATCATTTGCTTCAAACTGATTTTTCGCCATTCTATCACAGAACATTCCAAACGCTTCATAGAAACAGACAATTTGAGGTTAATTGGCATATTCATGCAATTTCTGAGTTCTTAATGGGAATGAGAATGGGTCAATTTAAACGTGGCAATATTAACATTTCGCCTAGGTTTGGTAAGACTCTGCAATGTTCTGTAGGTTTTCCTATGTGGTGGTTAGGAGATGAACCATGGATGAACATCATCTGCGCATCATATTCTGCTGAATTAAGCCAAGAAATTCATCAAAAATGTCGAACAATAGCAAACCAATCATGGTTCAAAGATGCTTTTCCAAGATTTAGTATTAGTAATTCTTCTGAAGATAATCAAAACGAAGCAATAACTAAAAACACTCAAAAGCAATTCATTACAACTGAAGGTGGAAGTAGAATTGCTACATCAACTCATGGATCCATTACCGGTAAGGGTGGAGACTTAATTATCGGTGATGATTTGATGAATCCAGATGAAGCAAACTCGACAACAAAAAGGGAAAGTTGTATTGATTGGTGTAAGGATACGTTGTTCTCACGATTCGATGATAAGAAAAAAGGGATGTTTCTTAATGTGCAACAAAGACTACATGAAAATGATTTCACAGGAACTTTCGTTGATAGCACATGGGAAAATTTAGTTTTGCCAATCAGATTTGATGAACGAAGAATTTTTACATTCGGTGATTTCAAAAAAGAAGTTAAAGAAGGTGAATGGCTTGATGAAAAGCGGTATAGTCAGACAGAAATGGATGAAGATATTAAAAACATGGGCAGCAAGAACTACAATGCCCAATATAAGCAACAAACGGTTCCTGCAGACGGTGAGATCTTCAAAAAAGAGTATTTTAAATATTTCACTTATGCACCTAAGTTTGATTTTCGTGCCATTTATGCTGATACTGCCCAAAAAGAAGGAACAATTAACGATTATAGTGTTTTCATGTGCTGGGGTGTTCGTGTTATTGAAGGCAGAAAGTTTGCTTATCTGATTGATGTAATGAGGAAGAAGCTAACATCTCCTAAGCTTCTTGTAGCATCAAAAGAATTCTGGAATAAACATGCCAAAGACCTTTCATCACCTCTGATTCATTGTGATGATTGGGTTCCTGACATGTATACTTTGCAAGGTCAAGGTGAACTTATCAAATTTGCAATTGAGGATAAATCATCAGGATCCGGCTTGATTCAAGACTTAGAAGATGAGACAAATATTCCAATTACTAAGCTTTTACCTGAAGCTGATAAAATCTCTAGAGCTAATGACATATTGCCTAGAATGGAATCAGGACAAGTATTATTTCCTAAAAATGCACCTTGGCTTCCTGTTTTAGAAAAGGAATTATTGATCTTTTCACCTAAAACCATCAAAGATGCTAAAAAGAAGAAAGACCAAGTTGACACATTGACTTATGCAGTTAAAGATTTACTTTTTGAATCTGCTGATCTAAAATTGCGTCCTATGAATTATTCTGGATTACTAAACGAAGTAAAAATCTATGGTACAAGATAAAAAAACAACTAAAGAATTAACCATCAAAGAGCAAATGAAAGCTGATGGTTATGTTGATACCGCCAAAAAGATTGGTCAAAAGGTTAGTGGCAACACAGGATTCAATTTAAAACTCGCCGATGATGCAACTATTGCTTCGATTTATGTAGGAAACGGTCTAGCCAAACGCTATATTGATTTGATTGTCGACGATATGATTCGCCAATGGATTTCTATTCCAGAAGATACTGATGGCAAAGTTTTAAACTATTTGAAAGCACTTAATGCTAAACGAGAATTTAAGAATGCACTTCGTGCCTCTAAACTTTTCGGAGGTGCATTAATCTTCATGGTGATTGAAGACGGTAAGCTTCCCAACGAGCCGGTTGATTTAAAAAACATCAAAGCCGTTCATAAATTAAAATATTTCAGCAGAAAATACGTTACAATCGATTCATTGAATTATTACAACGATGCAACTCAAGCTAATTATGGTGATCCTCAATTTTTCACCGTAAATGTCAATGGTAAAATGGAAGTTTTCCATGAATCAAGATGCTTAGTTTTCAAAGGTGAATATTACCCACAAGATGAGCTTGCAATCAATCCTGGTTATGAAAAATATTGGGGTCTTTCAATTCTACAATCGCTTCATGAAACATTTGAAGATTACGGCTTAGCATTACAAGCGTTGTTTAGATCATTGCTTAAAGCAAATATTGATGTTCTTAAAATTAAGAATTTGATGCAACTTTTAGCATCAAAAGATGGACAAAAACAATTAGATGCAAGAGCCCAGATATTTGACTTAGCAAAATCAGTGTCAACAACTCTTTTACTTGATAATGATGAAAGTTTTCAAGCAATTTCTCAACAACTAAATGGTGTCGCTGAAGTATTTGGTAAGTTGCAAGAAACATTAGCCGGTATGACTGGAACCCCTAGTACAATTCTATTTGGAACAAGTGCAAAAGGTCTTCAAGCTGATGGTTCTGGTGAAATGAGAATTTATTATGACAAAATCAAATCTGATCAAGAAGAAGACATGCTTAATCAACTTGAAAAATTAGTCGACACAGTTTCTTATGCTCAAGATTCAGAACTTTCTCCAGATGAAGAATATAATATCGAGTTCAATTCTTTATGGCAACAAACTGATGAAGAAAAAGTTAAAATGAGAGTTGAACAAGCCAAGACTGATGAAATCTACATTAACACAGGAGTCGTTGATCCAAATGAAGTTAGAACTTCTAGATTTGGCAATGGCAAATATTCTGTAGAAACAGTTGTTGAAGGTGATGCCCCAATTCTTCCAGATACAACAGATCAAACTACTTTACCAACCAATAATTAAAATTTTTATGACATTAGGCGAAAAAAGAATTAGAACTAATTTTAATCCTTCAAATACTAGCATTGTTGATACTATCAAACAAGATACTGCAAAACTTATTAATCTAATTGATCATGTCGGTGAAGAATTACCTGAAGATCAAGAAAGAATTCGTTGTATTCGTTTAGCTCAAACTGCTTATGAAGAAGCAGCAATGTGGGCAGTTAAATCAGCAACATTCGGAAAATAATTTGCCATGGCAAAAAATCCATTATTAAAGCAACAAATTTTAATGGCCAATCGAGGCAAGATTAAAATCAAAAAGCCTAAGAAATGGTTATATCCAATGGCTGCAGAGAGGTCTTACAAAAGACAATTATCAGAAATCAATAAAATTTTTTACGATAAAGTTAAAGAAAATATTATTCCTGCATTGCCATCATTAGTTGCTCAATCTAAATCACTTCGTCCAGATTCTAATGATATAAAGCTAGATGCATCATGGGTTGATCAATTAAAACAACTCGTTGATAAAACTTATTTTGATTTTATTTCTGTAGTTACACCAAATAGAGTTTCGAGACTTACTATTGAGCAAGGTGAAAAGATTTCTTTGATGAATAAAGAACAATTTGTCAAAACAATTCATTCATCTTTGTCTGTGAATCCAATAGTCCAAGAGCCTTATATGGAAACACAGTTAAAGCTCTTTCAAACTCAAAATACAGATTTAATTACCAAAATGGGATTAGATCAAAAAGCAAGAGTTGAACAAACCCTTTATTCTAACCTTTCTCAAGGGAACGGCATTGAAAAAATTCAAGAAGAACTTTCTAAGTCTGAAGGCATCGGTGAAAACAGAGCAAGATTAATCGCAAGAGATCAAACCAATAAATTTAATGGGCAATTAACTCAACTTAGACAACAAGAAGTGGGAATTGTATCTTATGTTTGGACCACAGCTCAAGATGAAAGAGTAAGACCGACACATAAAGTTTTAGATGGAGAAACATTCACTTGGGAAAAAGGACCTAAAATTGGACACCCTGGAAGTGAGATAAATTGTCGTTGTATTGCACAACCGATAATTACTGATTCTATGTTTGATTAAAATGTTTACTTTTACTTTGATTGTTGTAATAATTACTAAGTTTACTACAACCTAAATTTTAATTTTGTGAAATTTTTATCAGTAATTCTCGTTTTACTTGTTGCCTCTTGTAGTCAGATTAATTCTAGTATGTTTGTCAAACAAAATAAATTTGATCAATTGGCTAGAGAAAATCTGTTTGATTCAGATCTTGCTCTTAGAAAAGTCGAAAGCGATTTTAAAGATGTAAAGATTATAAAAGTTCAAAAGATTGAAGATGTTGTTATGACAATCACTCTTTTATCAACTGAATTGAAAGAACAGACAATTGTTCACTTCATTGAGTTTTCAACTGATGAAGAGTTCAAAGTTAACGAAGAAGTTATTAAAAATATTGCAAAAGAAAAAAATTGTAATTTGGTTGTGTATGTTGAAGCAGATGGAATTAGTAAATATACTCTATCGGCTGACAGAAAGACTATGAGAGTTAAAGAAAAAGAAGGTTACCATTTTTTCAATGCTTTCTTTTATTCCAAAGTGAAATTAGATAGTACTTACGAAATTAAAAATAATTAACATGGAACAAGCTTTAAGATTTGATGAAATAAACTTAGATCAGTTAAAATTAACTGAAACTTCTGAAGGATTTCTAGAAGGATATGCCATTGCAACTAGGACTGGTGTATTTTCATACCGCAGAGCCGACGGTTCAATTCAAAGAGAACTGAGAACTGATGAAGAAGTTTTCAGCCAAGATGCAATTGATTCATTTAAAATGAAACCGATCACTAATAATCATCCAGAAGATATGGTGAATATTGACAATGCATCTGAATTGTCTGTTGGTATGACTGGCCAAGACATTAAGAAGATTGACAATTATTTAGCTCCATTTATTAAGATTACCGATAAACAAGCGGTACAAGATGCAAAATCAGGTAAACGTGGCCTTTCTTTTGGCTACAAAGTAACTCTCGTGAAAAAAGATGGTGTATTTAAAGGTGAGAGATATGATTATGTTCAAACGAACATAAGAGGGAATCATTTGGCGCTTGTTTATGAAGGAAGAGCTGGCGATAAAGCTAAGCTTCGACTTGATAGCCAAGATGCTATTTGTGTTTTTAATAATAACTTCAATGACAATCTAAATATGAAAAAAATACGATTAGATGGCAAAGAGTTTGAAGTTTCAGAAGAGGTCGCTTCGAAGATCGACTCTATTGAAGCGGAAAACACAGAGCTGAAAAAAGATAAAGAGGGTTTAGAAAAATCTAAATCTGATTTGCAAACTAAACTAGACACCGTAACCGGTGAAAAAGATTCTATTCAAGTAAAACTTGATGAAGAATTGAAAAAAGATCATACTGCTGATATTGCAGCCAAAGTCCAAGCTAGAATCGATCTAGAAAAGAAAGCATCTGAATTTTTCAAATCAGATGAAGACCTTTCTAAATTATCTGACAAGGAAATCAAATCTAAGGTTATCACTTTATTTACGAAAGAATTTAAAGCTGATGAAGTTAGTGAGGATTATTTGACTGCGAGATTTGATAGCATTATTGACATCAAAAAAGATGCCAACTTTGCTGAAAATATCAAAGCAGCCTCTAATAAGACTGATTCTAGTCAATCTCTAGTAGCTGTCAGCAATGCGGATCTACAAAGAGATCTTATCAAAAATTCAACTAAAAAGGAGTAAATTTATGGGAATTACTAAATATGCAAATGAATTGGACGTTGCAATTAACGGACAAATCGCAAATTTACAAGATTGGAATATCAAAACAAGAAATGCTGAACAAGCAATCGGTTTTGGTAAAGCAGTTGTTGTAGGAACTGTTGGTGGAACTGATGTTAAAAACATCTTTAAAAATAAAGTTTCTGTTACTTATTCAGCAGACTTTGTTGCCTCTAACTCAATCCCTATGTCAGTTCAAATTGGATCAGCAACTGCTCTTTCAATTACTCCAGTGGTTTATGCAACCGATCATGCAACAACTTTTGCTGCATTAATCGCTGCAATTAATGCCCTTGCTGGTGTTTCTGCTGTTGCCGGAACTGGTCGTGAAATCTTGATCACCGTTGATGGTGCTACAGATAATATCACAGTTTCTAATTACACTGTAACAGGTGGAGTTGGTCAACCAACATTAACTATTGCTTATACCTCAACCGGTGTGTTTGAAGGTGTTTCTGTATTGAGACACGGTCAACCAGTAACTGTTGGCGGAAACGATCAATACGAAATCAACGATGCAGTCAATGTTATGACTCGCGGTTGTATTTGGGTTTATGTAGTTGCGACTGTTGCTTATGGTGATGATGCTTATGCCTTCAATGACAAAGCTTACACTGCTAACCAAGGTCAATTTACAAATTCATCTTCTGGTAACTTAGCCGTTCCTAGTGGAAAATTCAGAAGCGCTGCTGCCGGTACTACTAGTACTCCAGTTCTTGCTCTTCTTGAGTTGAATTTACCAGCATAACTTTAATTTAATCAGGAGAAAATAATATGACTATTGAAACTTTTAAACTAGACAATGGCGAGGACTTCAAAATTGATACCTCTTTGCCAGAGTTCAAAGCTTACGAAAGAGCTGCCGAACAAGTAGGCATTTCTAAAAAAGATGATTCATTCTTCTTTGCTAGAAACCTAGAATTTATTCGTCAACAAGTATTTAAGCCTAAGTACAACGAATTGAAACTTTTGAATGGTGGTTTGCTACCAATTAATAGTGCAATTCCAGAAGGTGCTGAAACTGATACTTATGACACTTTAGATTCTGCAGGTGAAGCAGCTGTTGTTGCTGATTTTGCTGATGACATTAAAACTGTTGAAGTATTTGGAGCTCAAGTAACCAACGGAATTAAATCAATTGCGACTTCATATTTATATTCTGTGCAAGATTTGCGTAGAGATAAAATGCTTGGTCAAGTTGGTCGTTCTTCAGTTGAAAACAAAGCGCTTGCTGCACGTAGAGCATTAGATCAAAAGATCGAAAAAATGCTTGGCTTCGGTGATGCTGCTTATGGAATTAAAGGTATGTTTAACGCTGCCTCTGTTCCATCTACAGCTGCCGCTGCAACTGGTACCGGTGTAACTACTACTTGGTCAACTAAAACTGCTGCAAATATCCTTGCGGACGTGGAAGAAGCAATCAATGATATGATTGATTTGACTGGCGGTAATGAAATTCCAAACACTATGTTGGT